CGCCATCCGCTACGTCGTCACACCGTACACAACGGACATCAAGGTTGAACACGACTGGACCAAGACCGTACTCGTCGACGAGCAACACGTGACCGCCACCGCTAAGGACCGCCCGCCCGGACTCCAACTGGCCCGCATCATCGAAGTGCCGCGACTCGCCCGAACCTTGACGGAACTCCCAGCACCGGGCCAATAGTCCCCCATGGCAGGCAGGAAAGGGTTCGACACACGCCGGGGACGCCCGCCCGGCAACACGAAGAGCGACGAAGTGGTTGCGCTCATACTCGACAGCATCAGGCAAGGCGTACCGATCAAGCATGCGTGCGCCACGTTCGGCGTGTCCGAAGACTGTTTCCACCTATGGAAGAACGACGGTAAGACCGCAAAAGAACTGCACGCCAAAGGCGAACAACTGACGAAACGGCAGACCTGGTGTCTCAGATTTCTAGGGCAACTTGAAGCGGCACGGTCAGACTTTGTGGATCAAGGGGTTAAGCTCATCCGCAAAGCCGCAAAGAAGGACTGGAAAGCGGCAAGCTGGCTGCTGACTCGCCGGGACCCGGAACACTTCGCCGAGAAACAGGAGATCGCACACACCGGGGCAGGTGGCGGACCCATCGGAGTCACGTTCTCGCCCGAGGACCGCGAGCAACTTGGCAGCGCGTTGGAAAAGCGCATCGCCCAACGCATGGAGGAACGGGCTCGGTTCGTCGACGGGACGGTGCCGGTATCGGTGAACGGCAACGGCAACGGCAAGCACAACGGGAACGGGAATGGCAACGGATTCGCTCATCCGCACTGACGGGGAAGCGGATTACGTCGCCAAGTCTGCCGCCGACGACCTGCTCCTCTACGCCCAGTTCTGCGCTCCTGAGTACACATATTCCCCGCTGGTCGCCGGCATCGCGTGGCAACTGGACCGCCTCGGGAAAGACATCCGCCGACTCGTCGTCAGCGTCCCACCACGGCACGGCAAGTCCCGGCTGGTATCCGTCGAGTGGACATCGTGGATGATGGGCAGACGTCCCGGGGTGGAGATCGTCCTCGCCTCCTACTCCGGGGACCTCGCCAAAGAGCACTCCCGTCGCGCCCGCGAACGAGTCCGCACCCGGCAATGGCGCACCGTGTTCCCGGACGTGACGGAGGACGCGGAACAGGCAGCGGCGGCGAATTGGAAGCTGAGCAACGGCTCATCGTTCCAGGCGGTTGGCGTTGGCGGTTCCCTGACCGGACGCGGTGCCGACATCCTCATCATCGACGACCCAATCAAGGATCATGCCGAGGCACACTCAGCCACCCAACGGCAAAGGGTGTGGGATTGGTTCATGTCGGTGGCCATGACGCGTCTTTCCCCGGGCGGGATCGTCGTCATCATCATGACCCGGTGGCACGTCGACGACCTGGTCGGGCGGTTGCTTGAGCCGGGCCGGCAAGCGGAACTCCGAGACGGCGGTGGAGAACAAGAGGTCTGGCACCAGTACAAGCTCCCGGCGTTGGCCGAAGAGAACGACCCGTTGCGGCGTCAACCAGGCGAGGCGCTGTTCCCGTCGCGGTTCCCGGCGTCCGACCTCGAATCGAAGCGCCGATCCCTCGGGCCATACGTGTTCGGCTCGTTGTACCAGCAGAACCCGGTTCCGGCCCAAGGCAACGTCGTCGACCGAAACGCGTTCCGGATCGTCGACCAAGACGCCATCCCGCGAGACCGCACGTTCATGCGGTTTTGGGACCTTGCCGCGAGCGAGAGCGAGGTTGGGAACTTCTGGGCAGGCGCCAAGGGTTGCATCGGATCGGATGGGACGTTCTACATCACGGCGATGGACCGATGGCGGAAGCCGTGGGGCGAAGCCAAGCCGGAGATCCTTTGGCACGCCGGAAACGAGATGATCCCCGTCGGCGTGGAGGCCGTGGGCGGGTTCAAGATCGCGTTCCAAGAGCTTCGCAACTCCGCAGCGCAAGGCGTCATCATCCGCGAGTTCGGAGCCGAGACCGACAAACTGACCCGCGCACTCCCGTGGTTCGCGCTCGTCGGAAACGGCAAGGTGGCGCTCTTACGGGGTGCATGGAACGAGGACTTTCTCGCCGAGGTTCACGCATTCCCGATGGGCGCATTCGACGACCAGGTCGACGCGGTGTCGGGGCTCTACATCATGCTGACGCAGTCATTCGGAACGCCGTGGGTGCTGCCTCCTAAGCGAGGTGCCATCGGTGAGACCAACCGTGCCATGCGCCGGTTGCATTGACGGGACGCCCCGTTTTGTGCGAGCGGTTGGGCATGATGACGGGAACAGCACGGGTTAACGGTAGCGATTCCAAGCCGGCACCCGGAACCGTCCACGTCGTTGGCCGGATGGTGACGCGGCACCAGATCAACCCGATCCGAGGACTGAACGCCGTCCAGTTGACGGGCATGCTGGAGGATTCCCAGCGTGGGATTCATTCGGACCTCCAATGGACCTACTCATTCCTCGAACGACGGGAACCGATGCTCCGCGCCGTCAAAGAGCGCCGACTGTCCGCCCTTGGCCGGTGCACGTGGTCGGTAGAGGTGGACGAAAAGGCCCACGAAGACGCCGGCATGGAACGACTTGCGGACGCACAGAAGACGGAGTTGGAAGACCTCATCGCGGGCATCGACAACCTCACCGAAGCGACGCGGTTCCTTTCGCTGGCCACGTTCAGAGGGTTCGCCCATCTGGAACGGGTGTTCAAAGACCGGCGTCTTGTCCACCTGCAACCCGTCGAACAATGGTACTGGTGCCAGCAGTACCCGTCGCTGGACTGGCTCTACAACAAGGACGCGCTCGCGACGACACGCGGGGAAGCCATCAGACTGGACCGCTTCGTCATCCGTGAGGTGAAGGACCCGATCAACGAGGCAATCGCAATCGAGTTCCTGCGCAAGAAGGCCGGGCAATCGGACTGGGATTCGTTCAACGAGACGTTTGGCATCCCGAATATCTTCCTGACTGCTCCAGAGAACGCGGATCAAGCATGGTACGACCGAAACCAGTCGACTCTTGAACGCATCGTGGCCGGTGGGCGTGGTGTCCTTCCTCCTGGATGCACGCTCAACATCTCCGAGATCGCCAACGGATCGGGGGCGCAGTTCGAGAACCGGCTGAAATACTCGGACTCCATGATCGTGGTGTGCGCCACTGGCGGGAAGCTGACCATGTTGGCCGACGCATCGACAGGCATCGGGAAAGGCCCGTCCGAGGAGCACGCCGACGTCTTCGACGAGATCGTTGCCAGCGAGGCGGACGAAATCGCGGAAGTCCTCCAAAAGAGCATCGGCAAGAAGCGCCTGGACATGGCCTTCCCGGGACAGCCTCACATCGCCTACCTGTCGCTCAGCAACCCAGCGATGCGCGTGAGTCTGTCGGGTGCACAAGCGGTCAGCACTGCCAAGAGCGCCGGGTTCGCCATCGATCCGGAGATAGCCAGCGAGGCCATCGGAATGCCCGTCGAGGAAGGCGAGGAACTCGAAGAAGCTCCGATGCCAGGGCAGGAACAGCCTGAGCCCGACGAGTCGATGGTGACCAACCGGCAGGCCATTGCTGAGGCGTTCACCGGCATCGCGTCTCGGAACCTGCAACGGTTCGTGCACCGGATCACGCAGGCCATGGAGGACCCCGGCGACGACTCGCGCAAGGCACGGCTGGCACGCATTCGCGACGAGTTCCCGGAGATGCTCCGAACGCTGAACCGCGAGACGAAACTGGCGGAGTATCTGGAGGACATCATGGGCACGGAGTTTCTCAACGGACTTGCAGGAAAGGAATGAGCATGAAGACACACCGCATCATCATCGTAGGCGAGGCAACCCCGACGCTCCTGAACCGGGAGGGCCAGTTCGTTCCTACGGGCGACTGGATTCAAGTTCTCCGCATCGGCGAGTTCCTCGGTCGGTCGCTGGACGGGAAGCAATTCAGCCAGGTCATCGACGAGAAGGCGCTCGACGCCATCGTGACGGCTTTCAACCGAGAGAAGACCGCCAGCAACTTCCCGGGGTTGCTCATCGACCGCGATCATCTGAGCCACTACTCGGACAAGGAGACCCGTGCGGCGGGTTGGGTGATGAACATCGAAAAGCGCGAGGACGGGCTTTGGGCGATGCCGAAGTGGACGAGCGAAGGGGCTGCGGAGATCAGCAACGGAATCTACCGCATGGTTAGTCCGGTGTTGACAAACGGCGAGGAAGTAGGACAGACCGCCGATGGAATCGCGAGGGTGAGACCAGGGAGGTTCATCCGGTTGGCGCTGACAAATGACCCGAACATCAAGGGCATGCAGCCGCTGGCGAATCGACGAAGCGACGAAACCGATCACTCTATGGACTACAAAGCTCTCCTTCTGAACATGCTCGGTCTCGCGGACAACGCGGACGATGCAGCCGTGACGACCGCGATCACCAACGCGAAAGCCAAGATGGCATCGCCCGGGAAGGATGAGGAAACCTGCAACCGCCTTCGGGGCGAAATCGAAGTGCTCACCAATCGCGTGAACGCGGCGGAGAAACTCGTCATCGAAGCCGACGTGGTGAAGTACAAGGGGCTCGGTCTGAATGACGAAGACATCCGAGCGCAACTCGTCGCCAATCGTGCCGGCACGGTGAAGCTTTTGGACGCGATCATCGCCAACAAGCGCACCGGCAAGGACACGAACGAGGACGGCAAGCAGATCCACAACGCCAACGAGCGACGGACTCCCGCAGGTGCTCCGAAGACTGACGCCGAACGAGCCGCATTGGTTGCCGCTGAGGTCAGCAACTACCAGATCGCCAACAAGGCGACTTTCACGGACGCATACGAGCACATCCAACGGCATAAGCCGGAACTTTTCCGTCTCGCATCGGCTGAGTAACCAACCGCAACGAAGCATCGAATCATCAAACCATGAGCGCACTCTTACTCCGCGATGCAGCAATCATCGCACTGACCGCCGCCGCCGACTACTCGGCTGGTCGCGGCAAGTCGGTAACCATCAGCGGCGACACTGCAACGCTCTCCGCGTCTGCAACCGTCCATGCCAGAGGCATCATCCTCGAAGGCGCCACGTCCGGGAAACAGGTCACCGTGGCCATCCTCGGAGCCTGCGCTGGCACTGTTCCGGCCAAGCTGTCCGGCACGGTGACGAAGGGCGATAAGATGCAGCAGCACACGGACGGGACGTGGATCACGGACGCAGCCACCGGGGCGCGGGTTGTGTCGCTCGTTGCTCTGGAGTCCGGTGTTTCCGGGGACATCATCGAAGCCGCGATGCTGACGCCGATCACCCTCAGCTAAGCCGGTGCGGTCAACGTAACCAAAACACTCTCTCACTATGTCGCGAGCCTCATCCGCAACGGTCAATTACACGCTCACCAATTACGCGCAGGGTCTGGCCAACGACCTGATGAAAGCGCGGGAGTTGACGAACATCCTGATGCCGATGGTGCAGGTGTCGGGGGCTTCTGGTCAGTACAAGCAATTCTCGGACGTCAATTCGTTCCAAACCTACGCCACCCTGCGAGGGCTTGGCGGAAAGGCTCGGCGCATCGAGTTCGATGCCACGGACGCAACCTTCGTCTGCGAGCCGCACTCGTTGGAAGTCACGGTGGACGATCACGAACGGGAACTCGCCGGATCGGCTGGCAGCCTCTCCTCTCAGTTGCTCGACCTGGGCAAGATCAAGAGCCTCATCAATTCGTCAAGCCTATCGCTGGCCAAGCGCGTGGTGGACTTCGTCGCTGCGAACACGACTGCGGTTTCCAGCCGTGGCAATTGGTCGAACGACGATGTCGACCCAATCGACCAGATTGACGAGCAACTCCAGAAACTGATGACTGCGACGGGCGGTTTCATGACTCCGACGATTGTGCTCGGTCTGTCGGCGTGGCGGACTCTCCGGAACCATCCGAAGACGAAGGCCCGTTGCAACGGCGTCCAGGTGGGCGGCATTTCGCTCGGTCAGTTGGCTGGTATGTTCTTCATCCCGGCGACTCCGGTTGTCGGAATGGTGAGCTACAACACCGCGAAGCCCGGGAACACGGTCAGCAAGTCGCAGGTTCTCGGTGACATCTGCTACATCCAAGCCAGCGTTCCGAGCCCGACGATCTACGACCCGTCGCCGTTCAAGTGCTTCACGACCGGCGTCGGCGGAGTGGAGGCGGTCCGCACCTACCGCGACGAACCGTTCTCGGACGTGCACAACGTGGCGTGGAACGAAGTGTTCAAGTCGACGTCGACGGCATCGATCATCAAGCTGGCCATCACCTAAACCGGCAACCTCCGAGCATTCATCGAATCACACCATGAAGAACTTCATTAAATGGGCGGCAATGGGTCTGGCGGCGCTTGCTGCGCTTCCGGCGATGGCGCAGGTCACTCCGGTTCGGTTGCTGTCGGCGGACCTTCCGACGACCTTCGCCGCATCGGCTACCAGCAACATGAGCGTGACTCCGTTCATGCTTTCGCAGGGCAAGGGTGTTTCATTCGTGCCCGAGTTCACGATGTCGGCGGCATCGGTGAGCAATACGGTGTTCACGTTCCAGTTGAGCTATGACGGAGGGACCAGTTACACCACGGTCCTTCCGACTCCGCTGACGCTGACGGTCGTGCAGAACGGGACCAACGTGGTCCGAAGTCGGATCATCATGAACCCTACCGACGTGAATCACGCTACCCACATCAAGGTTGCCACGATCCAGAACACGCACGGGTCCGCCACGCTTGCGAACTTCGCCGGGTATTGGGTAACGTCGTATTGACGCCAAGGGATGGTTGTGTGACACGCCCGAGGAGGGCACGGGACTGGGGCGGATGTCGACTCACAGCGGCATCCGCCCCTTTGGCTTAAAGACTCATGGCACTCACTGACTGGTTGGACATCACCGAGGCGCACATCCGGACCCGTTTCTCTTCGACCGAGCTGACAGCGTTCCGGCAGACGGCGCAGACTCCCGGCGATGAAGACGCGGTGGCCGGGATCATCGACATCGTGACGGCCTACGTGCGCGGGTCGGTGGCGGCGTGTCCCAAGAACCAACTGGCCGAGACGGGCATCCCTTCGACGCTCCTGGATGCGGCGTTGGACATGATCACGGTGCGGATTATGCAGCGGGCTCACGGGGCGATTGTGGATGTGGACGGTCAGCGGAAGACGGCGGCGGAGAGGGCTGAGGCGCTGATGCGGCAGGTCCGTGAGTGTGCTGGCCCGTGGATACCGATCCCGACCACGCCGGCGACGGTAGTTCGTCCGGTATTGGACATGACATACGACACGAATTGCCGAGTTCAAGTTTTCGGATACCCCAACCAAGATGGCCTCTAAGTGGTCAACGGCGGTGAAGAAGCTTCGAAGCCAGCGGGTGCTACCGAGCAACCTGACTTCAGCGGAGTTGTCGCGCATCCGGGTCAGCATCCGAAGGAAGGCGTTCTTCAGTGCACGGGTTGAGAACGCGAAGTTGCTCGAGCGGATGAAGCGGATCGTGACCGGGGTTGTAGACCGTGGGGAGCCGGCGGCGAACGCCATCGGGAAGCTTCGCCAGGCGGTGGAGGCCAGTGGTTACCGTCCGGTGCCGGGTGAAGAGGGCACGATCAAGGATCTGACGTCATCGCATCGGCTCAAATTGATTGCCGAAACCAACGCAGGGATGGCGAGGGGATATGGGAAATGGGCAGGCATGCAGGACGTCGACAAGCTGCGGCGGTTCCCGGTCCAGCAGTTGGTCCGGAAGCTTCCAAGGGTTGAGCCTCGGGATTGGCCTGCCAGGTGGCGGACGATGGGCGGGATGATGGCGCAAGGGGACATGATTGCCGGCGTCAATAACCCGATCTGGGCGCGGATCAGCCGGTTCGGGTTGCCGTACCCTCCCTTCGACTTCAACAGCGGCATGGGGCTGCGGTTGCTGTCGGCGAAGGAAGCGGAGAAGCGAAAGGTGCGGTTTTCGTCGTTGGACATGAGCCCGAGGCGTGTTCCTAACTTCGACGACGACGCGGAAGGCGAGTTGCCGAGGGACGAATCGATCCGGGACGCGTTGCTCAGGGACTTGGGGCCGGAGTTCTACGTTCGTGGCGGGAAGGTGAAACGGTATGCTTCTACGCGTTAGCATCCTCGCCGAAAGGGCGCGTGCACGGATGTCCTCCCGGTATCGCCGGGCGGTGGCTCCGGACCGTGGCGTGTTGATTGCCGGGAGGGCGATGGCGGATGAATACCGGAAGCACTGGCTCATCAAGGACGTCAGGGAACCCAACAGGTTCGTCAGGGCGGGGTCTGGGACGCGTCGGACGCACTTTTGGCGTCAGATAGCCCAGTCGCTCCGTCTGGTGTCCACAAAGGGCAACAGCGTCGATATGCGGGTGGGTGACCGGCGCTTCCGTCAGAAGCTCTTTGGAGGACCCATCGTGGCCAAGGTGGCGCGGATGCTGACGATCCCGGTGCACCCGTTCGCGTATGCGAGGACGGCGGCGGAGGTGGAGTTGTTGCAGGGGGCGGACCTGATGATTCGCCGGACCCGTGGGAACCGGCTGGTGCTGGGGATGTGGCGAGCGAAGCGGTGGATCTCGTTCTTCCTGCTGAAGTACGCGGTATTTCAGCGACCTTGGCCGGGGACGTTGCCGCCACCCGGAAAACCGCGACGGGCGTTCATGCGGGCGTTCTGGGAGTGGTTGGATGGTGCGAAACTGAGGAGGACTTGAGACATGCCGAACCTTTACGGGACAATCCTGACGCCGAGTTTGACACCGATCCCCGAGGGGTCGGTGATTCGCTTTACACGCAACCAGGAGGTGGCCAGCGGCGGGACGTCGGTATGGTCGACGGGTCGGGCACAGACGACGACGGATGCCAACGGGCGTTTTGGTCCGATGCTGCTGGCTCCTGGGCTTTGGATTGTCGAATGGTTGCACGGCTACCAGCAATGCCGGATCGGGTTCGAGATGCCGTCGGCAAACCGGAACTGGGAACTCGGCTATTTGCTGAACCCGAACGGCATCGGTCTGGTGTTCCTCGGTGGCGTTCTGAAGCTCCTGAACGTCGACACGGGCGAGTATCACCCGGTTGACGTGGATACGGACGGACAGTTCCGGGTCTACCTGCCCGAGACGGCTCTGGCGTTCCGCAACTACGACATCGAGTCGTCAACGGCGACTCTCCGGATCATGGACCCGGACGAGACTCCGTATCCGATCACGTGGCAAGGCACGGTGGAGGACACAGGAACACTGGCCATAGGCGAAGCGAGCGGAACGGTCACCGGAGGCAACTATCGGCTGACGGACTGGCTGGAGATCCGCAACCCGGACGAAGCGACGTATCCGTTCCGGAAACTGTTCCTCGTTGGCGCACGTGATTCGGCGACTTGGGCACTCGGACCGGCGACGGTTGGAGCTTCGGACGATGCTGGCGACGAGATCGCTGGAACCGATCCAATCGTGGATTCCCTGACGTGGCGCTACAACGGCCACACGTACCGGCAAGAGGTGGTTGGAGAGACCGAGGAAGGCGTTCCGATTGTCCAATGGGTGAAGGTCACATGAGAAACATCCTGTTCATTCTCGCGGCTCTGATTGGGTTCGGAGCGTTCGGTCAAACGAACATCCCGACGCGGCAGATGCTCGCCGATACAAACGGCGTGGTGAAGTGGCCAACGAACATCACGCGCATCCGGATCGGTGGGACGGATTACACGAACCTGCTCGGGTTCGGTCTATCGATCACCAACGGCCAGTTGTCGGTGGACACGACGCAACTACCGGCTGGCAGCGGCGGTGACGGGCTCATCACGTCAGTCGCCGAAGACTTCGAGGTTACCGGAGGAGAGCTGGCTTTGACCAACGCACTTGGCACCGGGCCACTGGTTCGCCAATCGGCGGCGTCCGGAGTTGGAACCGTGACCAGCGTGGGGG